GAAGCCACCCATGGCGAGAGCTGAAGCTACGTCGCTTGAGCAGACAACAAAGTTGCCCTTACCACGACGAGTTTCCTTGGCGATTTGGTTAGCTTCACGTTCGATTTGGAACATCAGACCCTTGAATTTCTCAACAGACCAACGACCATTTGCGTCAACGTCTAAGTCAAACACACCAGCTGTTGTTGTACCAGCATCGCAACCTTGTTTAGCAGTTACGTTGATTGTACGAACAACTTCACGGTTGATCTCAGCAAGAATCTCACCAGTCAGAATGTTAGACAGTTCTGTTTCAGCATCCAGACCATGGATTGCTTTCAAGTCCTGTGCTAGTTCCATTGTGTATTCAGCTTTCAGAGCACGTGATTGAGCAGTTACAGTAACTTTCTCAATTGTAAAACCCATTTGTGGGAATGCTGTGTTGCTTGTTGTACCAAGTGCTTCAGACTGTGCTGTAGACATACCTTGTGCGTAGTTGTAAACGCCAGTCGATGCCAAGTTGATTGTCTGGCTGGTAGAACCAGGAACAGTACCAACCATTTTGTCACCAAGTGTGTTAGCGCTGCCAACAACAGACGAGAACGCTGTGTTTACTTCGCCGTAGAATGTTTCAGCAACGTTTGCGGATGTTGTATTGCCATACTGTGAACGCATTGCAAAGATCAAGCCTGTTGGGCCAGTCATTGGTTGTACGCCGCAGATGTCATATGCAATCAGGTTAGGCATTGCACGACGAACCAAGCTGATTAGAACTGGGTCGAAAGTTGCAATGTTACCAGCGCCACCGGAAACACCAGCATTGATAGGAACTGGAGATTCCATCAGGTTTTGGCTACCGTATGCTTGCTGGCTAGCTGTCATCAATTCGCGCTCTGTATTTTCCAACAGAGTAGCGATAACGCTACGCTTGTGCGTATCTTTGATCGGACTTAGGTCTTCGTGATTTAACACTGGAGCCCATTTTGTTTGAATTTCTTCGTTAAGGTACATTTTCTCTATCCCCTTCTTGGTTTAGTTAGTTGGTAATGATTTATTTATAAGAGTTATTTTTTAGCGGTTCTGGAAATAGCTTGTGCATAGAAAGACACTGGGCTATCATTAACAACTGCTCTTGGCTTCTCTGCATTGTCTTCGTCAATTTCCTCGAGAAGATTTTGCTTTCCAGAAGTTTTTTCCGCAGGGAAATAATTTTCCTTGACGATCTCTAGCTTCTTGCGATACTGTTCGGCAGAGTCAAACTCAACACCTTCAGCAAGAGCAACTAGCTTTTCCGCTTGTGTATCAGCGAGACCTTCGGTAACGCTAGCAAGAATTTTTGCGCGAGTAGATTCACTTAGCTCGCCTTTAAGAGACATATTTTCTTCCATGACTCTATCAAGACGTTCTTGAACTTCGCTTACTTCGCTTTGAAGTGCTTCAACAACATCGAACTGTTCTTCAGGAATCGAGATGTAGCTTTCTTCAAACAGACCCTTCAACTTAGAGATGAAGTTTTCTGTAATTTCGTTTTTTAGAGAATGTTCAATTGCAACTTGGTTTTCTTCCATCCATTGCTCAACAACATAATCCATGTATTGGTTAATCTTGGCACTAAGTTCTTCTGAAATAGTTGCAACTTCCTCAGCAAGCGCTGTATTGTATTGCTCTTCAAGATCTTCTGCTATTTCATTGATACGAGCTGTAACAGCTGCTTCAAAAATTACAGTAGCTTTTTCTTTGAAGTCTTCAGACAGATCTTCGCCATTCAACATAGCAGCAACATCTTCTTTCATTGAAGAAGCAGCGCTTGGCTTCATACCAACAGAAGCTTTATTGCTTCCAGCAGAGTCACCTGTTGTCTTAACATTGTTCTCTGTGCTGGTTTCTTCTTCGCCCTGACCAGGTGTATTGTGGTCGAGCTTATTCATCGATTCACCATTACCTAGATTGGAAGCTGGAAGAGTGGCATTCTTTGCTACAGGATCAGCTGTATGAGAAACACCAGTAGCGCCGCCGCCGGTTTGGATCTTTTCATCCAGTTGTTTACTTTTTACGGTCATTTAAAGGCTCCTTTTGACTTTTATGTATTATTTATAAAATTATCTTTTCGATAGATCTTTGAAAAACTGATTAAATACTTTAATTGCAGTTTGTTCGGATATTCCTTGGCGTGCGCCATGATTAATTTCTTCTTTATACTCTTCAATTTTCTGAGCTTTAAGAAGACCGTTATCCCATATCCATTCAACACCTTCCATGATACCACGCACAAAAGCGTCTGGTGCAGAAGGATCAGCAACAATATCACCAGCTGTTGCTAGATGGAAGTCGTCTTGTACTTCCATGATGCCACGCTTATTTTCTTTAATGCTTCCCATACCACGAGAAGAGATACCAAGAGAAGCACCTTCGGAGATTAGACTTTTAACAATGTTACCCATTGGCGTATCCATAATCTTTGCACGGCCAACAAAGTCATTACCTTCACGACGAAGGTTTTTAAACATATGTGATGCGCGCTCAAGGTTTAATGTTGGACCAGCTGGATGTCCTAGTTCACCATATGCACGGCCTTTAGATACGTATTGTTCGTTGTAGCGATTAACTTCCTTTTCAAGGACATTACTTGGATACATGCGACCATTGCGATTGACAATATCACCCTGCATAATAATACCTTCGATGAAGTAACTTTTCTTACCTTCTTTTTCCTCTACAAGGTATTTTACTTCTTCGTTTAATTCGGTAATTAATCTCATGGCTTTTCCTTAGTTCTTATATGCTACTGGCTCCGCTGCCAAAGAAACACCTGAATGGTTTGACGTTAAAATATCTGTTCTACCTTTTTCTACAATACAACTTTCTCCACCAACAATAGACATTGTCCACAAAATGGTTGTGTTAGTTGAGTCCTTGCATGTAATTACAGCTAAAGTTGTTATTGCTGCTGCGTGCGATAACCTTACTAAAGCACTATTACCATAAGAACTAAAAGTTGTAGTATTACAACTTGATGTATTGCCAATTGGTTTAATTATAGCAGCCATTAAATAATCTCCCTAACAATTTCTACAACGGCATCATACTCACCTGTTTCAATCATCTCAATCATTATCTGTTGGTTTTCTTCACTAAGCGATTCAAAAACTGTTTGAACGTCTTGTTGTATATCTTCTGCAAACACATCAAACAACTCATAGCCTTCTTTCATTTTCATGGGCTTTGGAGGCGCTGTGTAATCGTTTGTCTGTAGAAGACTTTGGTGAATATCTTGCAGTGTACGATGAACACCCTTCATGTGGTCGGCATGGTGCCACTGTGGCTCACCACTACCATAATCACTCTTTGTTCTAACATGCTTACCATGTTGAACAATAGCTTTGCTAATATCATCCATCATTTTGTTAGCTGCGGCAGTGTGTTTATCATATGCAGCAGATGATGATTCGCTTTCGTGGATATCTCTTGAAAGAATAGCAGAAAGAGTTTTTGACTCATACACTTTTCGATCTTCGCCAGTGTTGTAACCATGACCTTTAGAACGATCATGTTGATTTACATTAGTCGCACGGAAAACATCATCTCCGTTTTTGTTGGCGTCTTCTGTTTTCTTTACAACGTGCTTATCTTTGAAGCGCTTCTCATCCGGCGCTTTTGGTGTAAGCGAAGTGTCCGAATCCTCTTCATAAGGAACGGTTGGAGATGGCTTTTTAAACTCCAGCAGCTTCTTCAGTGTCTTCATGTGGTTCTTCCTCTTGTTCAGCCGAGGTTTCCTCGGCGTCTTCGTAATTAAAATAAGTTCTTGCAAGTTCTATTTTTTTAGCTTCAATAGCATCAGCAATTTTATCTAACATAACAGTAGCATATGCAGATTGGAAGTCGCTTGGGCTACCGTTGTGCGCCGCAACAACCATATCGTCAATTGTAAATTCTTTATCACTCATAATTTTCTCCATCTATTTAGTTAGCTTGTTCTGTCGGGGCTGTACCACCAAAGCCTCCGCCCGCAGCACCTTGTGGAATGGATGTTCCAGGAGGTGCGTCTCCACCTGCTACTGGATTACCGCCCTCGTCGGCCGCTGATTGATACAGTGGATTTTCTTGCTCGGCCATGTTCTGCTCATCCATCTCTTCTATCTCTTCATCAGATTGTTGAAGTACGTGTTTACGCACCCACTCGTGCGAATAGTACTTACCAATAAGAGGCTGCAGTTGCAATACTAAATTAACTCTATCTGTCATTACAGAAGATTGCTTTTGCTGCTCGAAATAGTTATCTTTTGTATAATCAAACTTGATATGGGTTTCGAAGAGATTCCAATCGTCATCAGTAATGATATTTTTAAGAATTAATTGTCTTCTTAACGAATCGAGAAACAAGTGATTAAACCGCATACGTACACGATCAATAAACTTGGTAAACTTTATTTCATCACGTGAGATTTCTTGACCTTGGCCAAAGATAAACGATCCATCTTGCTCTAAACGTGTTACAGGAACATTCAATGATTCGTAAAGTTTCTTTTGGAAGTATTCAACATCTTCCAACTTACCTAAGTTTTGCCCTGCCGGTAGAGTTGTAATCTCTGTACCACGTGAACCATCTCTACGTGGTAACCAGTAATCTTCCAACATCGTCATGAATTTTCTATCGTCACGGATTTCACCTGTCGAGGCATCATAAACGACTTTGTTTTTATGACGTGTCATCATATCGCGCAGATACTGCTCTGCCTTCATCTTTGGTAAATTACCAACATCAATGTAGAATATACGGCGTTCAGGAGCACGAGAGATCCGGTAGATAACTGTTGCGTCTTCCAGTGCTCTTAATTGATTGAGTGGTTTAATCGCTTTGTGCAAATGACTAAGAACAACAGAGTTCATTGGGTCAAGTACGCCCGATGTAATGTGTACAATACTATCCGAAGAAATCTTTAAACCCTGCACAGCTGTCGCTGTTCCTACTTCACCGGCTTTATTTTGAAAGCCTTTTTCATTGTAGATAAAATACTCTTGTACTGTTTGTGTCTGAGTAACCTGTGACTTACTATCACGCTTACGTTTTACTTCACGTATTTTGCGGAGCTTGCGTGGATCAATGTATCGCATTTCCTTGATACCATCGCCAGGCTGAGTAATGTCTATGATAACATGATAGTACATTCTACCATCAACATACCAACGTCTAAAAATATCAAACGCCGATTTATTAAAATCTAACAGAGTAAGAACATTCTCAAATTCTTCTGTAATTTTCTTTTTGATATTTGTTGAAAGCTTTGTATCGTCCAGATTAATTTGGACAATCTTTTCTTTTTCCTCAACAATGATTGCCTCGTTCAGAATATCATCCACAGCTCTTTCGACCTCTGGATGCATTGCCATTTCACGATACTTTGTTACAAGCTCAGCCTCTGTACGTGCCGCACCTTGTAGGTCAATATATGTACCGTATGCTCCACCTGCTGCAACAACGACCGCACCGTCATCTTTATTTTCTGGTGCGAAAGCTGGTTGTTTTTCTTGAACTTCTATTGGATCCGTAACTCTACGAATCTCAAAACCAAAAAGATTTGCCATAATATTTCCGTTAAAGAAGAGCGCCTAGGCGCCCATTCTTTTGTTACTGGGTTCCACCTTGACCGGTGATACCCCCACTCACGTCCCAATAATCATATTGGAAGGTCACTTGGAATTCTTCAATCGCATCAGTATCACCCCAGTTAAGGTCGATACTAGCAACAGACGATGGGAAAATTCCGTTAAATCTATATGTACGGATTGGTACACCAGTTTTAGAAAACTGAGTTACTTCAGCCGTTGACTTATATAGTAGGGGAGCCGCAGAGCCAAACGCACGCAGGTTGGTTAGATTGTGGTTAATATTGCTTGACCATTGTTCTATCGCATTGCGAATCAAAAAGTCTTCATCATTAATAACTGTCACAGACCAGTCACCAAATGTACGGTCACCTGCCAGTTTTACTTTGCGGCCAAAGTATGGTACCTCTATTGTTCCCAATGATGATTCAGGAATCTGACTCGCTCTGCACAGAAAAGGTATCTTGATGTCTGCGATTGAATTAGCTGGATTAGTAAAAGTCACCTGGAAAAGAGACCCACGAGCCCCTCCCAGAGTTAACTGACTTCTAATATCATTTACATTGAATGCCATGTTTTGTTCTCCTTTATTCTATTTATTCTTAAAATTGGCCGACTACTTCGGAGAACTCAACACCCGTTCTAACAGCAACAAAATTCAATTGAATGAAGTTAATGCTCTTAGCTGGTTTAATATAAATGTCGCCAACAAATCTATTACCGTCAATTACTTCACCGGTATTATTGGTTGTATCGCAAACAACTTTAAAGTCGTAGATACCGCGGCGACCTTGAACGTCACGTAGGAACGGTTCGATTAGGTTACGGAATTGAGCACGTGTAAAATCATCGTTGAATTCAAACAGAGTAAATTTCGTAGCAGTAGCAATTGCTTTTTCCAAAACAATGAACAGACGACGAACGTTAATACGGTCAAAAGCGCTTGGCTTAGCAAGCAATGTCTTATCACCATACAGCACTGTACCTTGACCTGGGAATGTAACCACAGGATTGATATTCGATTTGTATAACTGATCGCGATCGGCTTGGCGTGGGTTAAACGCTAGCTTAACAATGTTCTTAATCTGACCACGGTTAAAACCAGCTGGAGAGAACCACGAATCACGTGTATCATCTGTACGCACACACAGACCAGCAATGTCGCCATTCATAGGAATGTAACGGTAGATGTCGTTATACTTGTCATATTGGTATTTGTAACCAGAATCCATAACAGCGTAAGACGTACTACGTAATGCATTGCGGAATGCAATCATATCTGTTGTCTCATCACCAGCATTATTCACAACTGTTGCTTTTGTTGGTGAACAGAATACAACGCAATCTTTACGTATTTCTGCAATATTGTCAATTAGGTAGTTAGCTTTTTGTTCACCAACAGAACCACCAAAAGCAACACCCTGAAGCACTAAAGATATATCAACATCTTCAGCAGATGCAAACAAATCATATGCAGCAAGAGTTGTACCTAGTGCAGCGCTGTTTTCATCAAGACCGTCTGTACCGCCTTGGAATGTTAGTGTTTGAGGAGCAGTTGTTGTTGGATTAATCAGTGCAGATGCAAGGCCAGATGCT